GGTAGTGCCGAGGGATATGTATACATGAGAATATCTGTTTATCCTAAAACTACCTACAAGTTTCACGTTAGGGAGTAGCTCTCCCTTTCAGGCTGACTGAATAACGTTTCAACAGAGGCGTAAGGTACACCTAAGATGAAGTATGGACAAATGTCTGAGGTACTCAAGGGTGGTTGTGAGTAGACATAGAGCAAAATTCTATCTGAAGTCGAAAGCTTGTGGGTGATAAAATAATCCCACGCCTTTAGTGAATTGAGTTTCGTTGGGTTACCTCCTATACCTAACGAATATTACCTAAGGCAAGGTAGTAGCCGTAATGAGATATCATCCTTGCCTTTCGTATAAAAAAACATTACTTCTTGAATATGGAATATGCTTTAGGCAAAAGATTTTTTACTAAAATTATTCCTCAATTCGTAGAAGCTAGAAATAGAAAAGGTATAACACAAGCTAACCTAGATGATATTCTAGGAGTAGCTAAAGGTTTAGTATCAAAATGGGAAGTCGGTATTAGAAAACCGAGTGGTTATTTATTTTGTTGCTGGGCCGATGCATTAGATTGTGATATTGTATTAGAATTGAGGAAACATGAGGATAGTATATCTAAATAATAAATTATATATCTCATTAACAAAAGATGAGGTTTATAACGTCAATAAAAGTATTGGCTCTCCTACTGAAATAGACATAGGTAATCTAAGAGTTTTACATGAAGATGTAAATTTAGCTGTTTTATCATATTGGAAGGATCAAGATGCAAAGCGTAAATGAGCTTCTACAAAAACTAGCTAACCAAATAAAAGAAAGCAAACTTTCTCCAATGGAGCGTAAGCAAAAAAAGAAAGAGTTTGTTACTAAATTAGGCTATCGTTATTTAAATTATAACAAAGCTAAGTGGTTTGACTACTTATATAATTCAAAAAAAGTAGCCGAAAATAAGATTGTATATTACGAAGCAGAATTATTATACAATAAATACAGAGAGGAAATAGACAAATGGAAGGACTACAAAACGAAACAAAGACAAAAGAATTTCAGGTCTTAGAAACTATTGGTGGCAGTGATGCTAACAATATAGTACTTGGTACTTATGCTCAATGGCGTAAAATTGTTGACGATAAAATCAATAAAGTAACTGCTGATTTATCTCATGTTTTACCTGTTCAAATGGGCATAGCCACAGAAGAATTAAACCGAAGATGGTTTACTCAGATTACTGGATTACCAGTAACTACTTCAGATATTATACATACTAATTCAGATAAACCATATGCTCATGCTAGAGTAGATGGACTAATTAAAGTTGATGAACCAGCTATCTTTGAAGCTAAACACACTAATCCTTTTAAGCCTGTAGTAGATCAAGTACAGAAATACTATGGTCAATTACAACATTACATGAATGTATTAGATTTTGATAAAACATATTTATCAATATTTTGTGGTAATATGAATCATCATATATTTAAAGTAGATAGAGATGACAAATATATTAATGATCTAGTACTAGCAGAAAAGTATTTGTATTTATGTATTAAAGACAAAACAATACCTCATCATGATTGGTATGAGGATTACCAAAAGAAAAGAAAGACACAATACTTAGTAGAGGAGATAGCATGACTTATCCAAACAGTGCTGGTTATACTAATAAAACAACTAGTAAAGAAGCAGCCGACAAGATCAATATGCAATATCCAAGACAAAAATTTGCTATTGAAGATGTATTTAAATTAGGTGAATATAATACATATACTGCTGATGAAGTAGCAGATCAATTAAATCATAACCTTATAAGTGTAAGAGCAAGAATAACAGAACTTACACATCAAGGTATATTACAAGATTCTGGTGAACGAAGAAAGAACAAGAACAATAGAAATGTTATAGCTTGGATTCACAAGGATAAACTAACTAAACAACAGGAGATGTTCAAATGAGTGAAGTAAATAAGACGAATAAAGAAATATGGGATCTAATGAAAGTTACCGATCCTAGATTTACGAAAGATGTTACTTTCGGTAGAGGATTTACCAGTATTGATCCTATGTATCAAATTGGTAAAATGACAGAAATCTTTGGCCCAGTAGGTCATGGATGGGGATATAATGTACAGTATCATTATGCTGATACATATGTAGCCGCTGAAGTTAAAGTATGGACACATGACAAGAAACATTCTTATGGCCCTGTATGTTCTATGCTACCTCTTTCAAACAGTAAAGGTAAGTTTGATGATGAAGCTGGTAAAAAAGTTATGACAGATGCACTAACAAAAGCATTTAGTCATCTTGGTATGTCAGCTGATGTATTCATGGGCTTGTTCGAAAGCAGTAAGTATGTTGAACAAGTCAAAAAAGATTTAGGTATCGGTACTGATAAAGTAAAAAAGATATCCTAAAACAGTTGGGCCTTGACAGTTCTTCGCAAATGTGGGGGATGGTGTTGTCAATGTGCCCATTTGGTAGTCTTGCATCATCCCCCTTTACAATTAAATCAACCTATTCCAAAACAGGAATAGGTATCATATGAAATGAACCATGTTACTAAACTAACTGAAGAAAGTTTTATTATTAAATCATGTTATATTTGTAGCCGAAGATATACAAAATCTATGATGATAAAAAAACGATTAAAATATAAATGTATAGTTTGTAATAATAGAAAGGAAAGAAATGAGAACAATGCCTGATATGTGTTACCATGATATTTGTAATTCATTGGTAAAAAATTATGATGGTGACGATCATTATGAAGTATGTCATAATGTATATAAAGGAATCCCTTGGTACAAAAAATTAATGTATTTAACATTCTTTGGTAGATCATATTTAGATAGTGTGATTGATGAATGTGTCAGAGAGCGATACGACGATTTAAGATAAGGAGAAATCTACATGACAATAAACAAAGCAACACTGCTTGGTAATCTGGGTGCTGATCCAGAGATCAAAATAACTACAACCGATTCTAAGTTTGCCAGATTGAATCTAGCTACTAATGAAAGGTTCAAAAATAAAGATGGCGAACTACAAGAGAAAACACAATGGCACAATGTTGTTGTATTTGATCCTATGATTGCCGACACAGTAGAAAAATACTGTAAGAAAGGTCAGACACTTTACATTGAAGGTCAGATCGAAACCAGAAAGTATGAACAAGATGGTGTAACTAAGTACACTACAGAGATTGTTATTGCCAAATACAAGGGGATGCTTAAAATGATAGGCAGACCAGAAGGTTCTAGCAAAACAGAAGATGCTAAACCATCAAAATCGTCAGATGATGATGTAGCAGATATTCCTTTCTAAATTAATACTTAATCATACAGGGGGTTATAAAAGTACCCCCTGTATGGCTCTTAAAATACTATTTTTTCCAGTTCTCAGCGATCTTTTCACCACTTCTACCAGCTATATACCCACCAACACCGATTGTTAGTAAATTCCACATAGGATCAGGAATAGACAGTTCTACTGTCGTACCGAATATTATGTTAGCAAAAGGCATTAGTATATAATTATTAAAAATTACTATAATGCATATCCACATCAATGCTGGTCGCCAAGTTGCAGTAAGCCAATGCTTACTACCAGCTTCAGCTTGAATGATTGATGCTGCACTTTGTAACTCTTTGCTATTATTATCTAACATCTGAGATGTAATTTGAGATTTAAGTTTTTCTGCTAAGTCTTTATCTTGTACTGACTTATCAACAACACCTAACGCTATTTTAGCAATAGGCCCAATAGCTCCTAATAAATTTAGCATTAGCTAAACAATAACATGGCAAACAGTATACCAGAAATTATCATCCATATTTTATAATGGCTTAATACTGGTTTCCATTTCATCCACATATCTTTAATCATATCCATGTTCACTCCTTATAAGTAAATATTTCCATCCCATGATCCACTTTTCTTTAGAACCATAGGAACAATGTAAGGTATACCTTCTGTTATAACTCCACAAGACAATACTGGCTTTGATAAATTCACTTTCATATATGCCATGGCTAGTGATTTTTTATCTACAAGACAACCAACAGACATACCCCAGTTTAAATTGTAATCATTAGCTACATATTTAATTTCTGACGTAGTATGAAAATGCCCCTGTACACAGCTTTGAGATGTTTCTCTAACAGCTTTTGCAATATCTTTACAGAATTGATGAGCAAAACAAATCCTTCCTTTATCAGTTTCAATAATATGTTTCTCTTTCCACACCCATCCTTTACCCACTTCAAGTATTTCATTGTAATCTTTGATAAAGAATTTTGACATACCCTTTGCCATAGCACGTCTAAGCACCATAGATCCATGATTAGATTCTAGTAATGTCATCTTAGGAAATATTTTTTCTAATTGTTTACATAGAGAACGCCCACCAAGTAACTCATCAGCTGGAGATGGTAAGTCTGGATTTATAACATGACTTACATTAATAGAATGCCAATCCATTTCGTCTCCAATATGAACCACAGTATCTGGTTTGTATTGTTTATTTAGTTTACTTAAAAAAGGGAATAGTGATTCATGATGATAAGGGAAATGACAATCACTTATAACTAATATTCGTTTAGACACGAATTTAGATTAAATAAAATTATATAGTTTGTATAGTCTTAGTTGTACAAAAACCAGTAGTATAAAGATCAGGTAAATGGCTAAGGCTTATTCTGATGGTTTTAATTTCTGTTAAACATTTTTCTACAGTCTCAAATTGATTTGATTTTATTTCTTTTAAACAAGTATCTTCTAATGGGATATCTGGATTTTGAATACAGAAAAACATAATAAGAAATACTTTCATCTCATACCAACTAATTTTGTAATAAACATTGTAAGTGCTATAATTATACCCCCAAATATAGCTAGTGCTTTTATACCACCAGCACCCATATTCATTTTTCTTTTTAGTTCTTCTATGTCTTGTTTATTTTTAGTTAAATCATTATGCATTGAATCTAGCTTTTGTTCTATTTTAGCTAGTTTCGTTAATGTACTCATTAGTTTATTTTACCTATTGATCTTATAAATTCACGACCTTCTATAGTTTCTATTTGTGCTTTTACTTTAACACATGATACTCTAGCTGAATCTGATATATTTCTTTCAATCATTCTTTTCTTTTCAAGGCAATCTTTAACACCATCAGTTATAGTATGTTCAATCATATTACCACCAGAAAATAATAATAATGCTATAATTACTTTAGTGATCATATCCGTTTGCTCTTACTTTATCTTTTAGTTCTTCTATATTTTCTAATGCTTTTTCCATATCAGCTTGTAATCTCATAATATTTACTTTGTTATGTGCCATGTTTTCTAAATCTTCTGACATACCTTCTACTTGCTCTGATACAAATTCTAGTAGCATAAACTGTTCCTGATCTATAGGAGTTTGATCTGCGTTCTTCACAAGATCAGCTTCAAATAGAGTAGCTCTAGTTTCTATATTATTTAGTCTTTCAATAATACCAAAGTATGCCCATACTGCTGTAGCAGTTACACCTAATAAACTCAATAAGTTTTTAAGAGGTAAACCTATTTCTGTTTTATCTGATAGACTAGGCATTATCTGTAATGGTTGCAACTACTGTAAATAAAAAAAGCAGTACTATTAAAAGTTTCATTTACAGATACAGTCGTAACCCTCGCAACACTCACACATTATTCTTCCTCTGAAACTTCTGGGGGTGCAACATAAGCACCAATAGTTCCAAACTCACCATCAACACATCTTTGATATAAATCTCTACCATGTGCTTCTACATCATTTGGATTAGCACCAAAGTCAAGATAACCTTCGCTTTCTAAATGCTCCCATTTAGCTTCTACAGTAATAAAAGTTTGTTCTGCATTTGCCCACACTGGGTTTCTTGCATCTATTAATTTACAGGTAAATTCTGTCATTGTTTTTTACTCCTTTCATTTTTATGAAATCCTTAAGAATAGTGTACCAGCACCACCATATTGACTACTACCTTGAGCTTCTCCCATTGTTCTGTAAGTTCCACTTGGTTGTACTTCACTTGAAGAAGTTTGTAGTCCTCTAAAACTACAATAATACATTGCATTATTTGTACTAAATGTATCGTTTACCTGTTTAGAAAAACTACCAATATTCATTGCAATATAACTACCTACACTGCCGACTGAAACACTAGCAACACCAGATAAAATCTGAGAGTTAGTTGGAGCAGACGAAGGTAATGATGTTAATGATGAACCATTGACTGAACCAAAAGTACCACCAGATATTCTAGAACCATCCATTGTTCCACTAGTTATTTTAGCAGCTGATAAATTTGGAACATCACTCTCAGCTAAAGACAATCTAGCTGAAGGAACTGTACCTGAAGTTAAATTAGAAGCTGATAAAGATGTTAAATCTACATGAGCATTTACAGAACTAGCAGATATTCTAGCGTCTGCAAAAGTACCTGAAGTAATTTTAGATGTCGCTAAGTCTGGTATTCTATCTGCACCTAGTGTGCCAGATGTAATTTTAGAAGCTGCTAAGTTAGGTATAACATTAGCATTTAATGTTCCACTACCTGATATGATGTTTGCTAAATCTCTTGCTTTACTCATTATACACTTTCCTTTGGATTATCTGTTTTAACTTTTGCTATAGCATCTTTCCAAGTAGTAGTACCATTAACACTATCCCAATATTGCATATCTAATTGGTCTTGGATTGATGGGTAAGCATCTACTCTATCTCTTTGATATTGTTTGTTGTCATAATCATTTTGAACTTCTATTATTTTTGCTTCAATGTCAGCAATAGGAATTGGTGTTGTTCCATTTAACCAAGTTATTTGATTTATGTCATTTGCATTAACAGAAAATTCTGCATTAGGATTAATCTTTAATATTGCTTGTTCTATCATTATGCTAACACCTCCATTACTGTAATTGTTGAAACGTAATAACCAGCACCTGGGTCATTACTATTTGAATCAGGTCTATTTAATTGAAATGAATATCCATTTCCATTAAAGTTTACCGCTCGTACTTGCACTTTATAAGTTGTAGAGCCAGTTGTATTTGGACTATCAAGATAATTCATTGCAGATGATTTTACATATCTACTAGATTCACTTTGTCCGCCAGTTTGTAATGGCATAGTTGCATTTACTCTTTGACCACTTGCTCCATTACCGTCGGCAATAGAACTACTGCCTCTTAAAATCCTACCATGAGCGTGAAGTCCTACTGCTCCGCCATGACTTAGTTGAACAGATACAAGTATTTTACTTGATGATGAAGATGGTGTTATTGATACAGACATTCCTGAAATATCTGTAAAAGAACTAGAGCTTGTTGAAAAAGTATCTCTCTTAGTAGTGCTTTTTACTTGAGCTATTTTACCACCAGCAAGAGCAGCACCATTAACAGTTAAACCAGTAGCATTGACTGTACCATTAACATCTAATTTAGTACTAGGTGATGTTGTTCCAATACCTAAATTTCCAGAGGCATCTAAATGCATCCTTACCTGATTGTTAGTCATCCATTCAATAGGTTGATTTTCTCTATTGTTTAATATTGCCTTACCTGTTGAACTATCTACTAATATATCAAATCCGTCTCCAGTTGTTGTACCTGTAGTGTTATTGGTCATATGCAAATAAGGTTGCGTATCATCATGTAAATGAAAGTGTCTTACTGGAGTTACATTTACGCCTAACTTACTTCCGTCAAAAATTAAATTAGCTTCACCCTCTAAGGTGTTAGCAGTACCACTACCTGTAATAACTCTGTTATCAGCATTGTTATTAATTGTAGTTCCAGCTGGTACAGTAATAGTTTTAAAAGTTTGGTCACCAGCTAAGAAAGTAGATGAACTAGCTGTGCCAGAACCAAGTCTTGCAGTAGGTACAGTACCACTCGCTAAATCAGAAGCATCTAGGTTTGTTAAGTTAGCACCAGATATAGCTGGTAAAGTCGCAGGAAATCTTGCATCAGGAACTATTCCATCATTAAGATTATTGGCATTAAGTTCTGAAACTGTAAAAGATTTAAAAGCATAAACATTTAATAAGTCACCAGTAGCAGCACCACTACCTAATACAATAGATGTACCTGAAGTAGCTGTGTAATCTGAAGGATCTAAAATCACACCATTTAAAACTACCTGAAGATTATCAACACTATAAGAAAGTGTAGCTGAGTTATCATCACTACCACTAAAAGTTGTTTGACCAGAAGTAGCAGTGTATTCATATAAAATTAAAGAAGCAGTACCAGCACTTGATGCAGCAATCCAGTTAGCTCCATCATAAACACGCATTTCATTAGCAGTTGAATTAAAATATAAAGCACCAGATACTAAAGCATTACCATCATTGTCTACAGTAGGATTAGAAGTTTTACTTCCTAAGTATTTATCATC